AAGGTCAGACTCACAAGGAATTTCTGCTCCCACCATTCTAAGGAATGATGATACTGAGCGATTTCCATAACGTTCAAACTCCTTTTCGTAAGTATCGGGTAGATACTGATTTAAGAAATTGAAGTCTGTTAAATAATTTGATGCCACTGGAATCTGTGTTGCCGATGGCTGCAACCCGAATGTGGGTAATGCATTAAATGTACCTGCCATTTTTTATAATTTTTTTAGTTTTTTACGAATTTTTTTTACTTCTAATTTTTAGTCCACGAGACGATGGTGTACTCACAGACTTAATTTTCATTCCTCCCTTAGAAGTAACCTCTGGTGTTCTACGCTCACTCATGTTAACATTCTTGGTTTTACGCATAACATCTTCTGTTGCTTCAGCTTTGCCTTGCTCATAAAAGAACTCAGCAAACTTTTCAGGGTTCATTGCTACTGCTAACGCTCTGTGATAACCTGCTGAATCTTTCAAAAGTCCAGTGTCATCCAAATACTTCATTACGAAGTTCATTGGATTTGATTGTACTTTTTTAAGTTCATCAGCCGATCCAGGTTTGAAAGTTACATTCTTGTCATTCAGATTAAACTCAAAACCTTTGAATTCACTATTAAATAACTCGTCTGTTTTTTCAGCAAACCATGATTGCCTTCTTTCGTTCTCCTGTTTCTGAGTGCTTGCAGACTCTATATATTTACGATAAGCTCCTAACTCTTCTTCTTGCTCCTTAGTTAAACTGCCACTTGACTCAAGCGGTTGTTTGTAATACTCTTTCTGCTTTTCAAAGTGTTTCTTTGCTTTCGATAATACTTTTTTCTTTGCTAACTTTTTCTTCCTAATGTCAGAGTCATCATCAATGTCTTCGTCATACAGAAACTCTTCCATAAGGACATTAATGTCATCACTGTCTAAACCATCTTCTGTGGCTTTGTAATACTCTTTTAGCAAAGAATCTTCATTCATGGAGTCAAAGTCCCTGTTCAACCGAACATAGTCCTCTATCCCCCTTCCTGTTTCTTTTTTATATTTCAAGTAGGCAGATACATCTTCAGGCATTTCTTCCTGTGTTTCTCTTTCAGACATTAAATCGTCAAAAGACTTTATTTCTCTACCATATCTATTTCCTAAAAACTCAAGAACCCTATCATCTGTTAAGGTATCTTCTTGAGGTGTCTCTGTTTGTTTTTCTTCAACAACCTCTTCTTGTTGTTGTTCGTGTTGGTCAAGAACCTCTTGCTCTCTTTGAGCTAAAGACTTTTCTTCACCACCTTCTACTTCTCTTACTTTAAATTCCATTATATTAAATTTTATACAAAGTTACTAAAAAATATTTTATCTTGGATTAAACTCCGCTAAATCAAAGCCATCTAAACTATCTTCATTAGACTCAAACTTTTTAGGAGGTAAATTATTTTTCCTTTGGTTTATTAATTGTGACTGCTCAGAGTTCTGTTGACTTATACGACTAGACTTAGCATCCTCTCTCTGCTGCTCTCTATTTGAAAGAGCTTGATTAGCCATCTCATTAATCTGTTGGTTATACTGAAACTCTTGCTCCATCAACTGAGATTTAACTTGAGCCTCTACCTTCATCTTCTCAATCTCAAAGGCTATCTCCGCTTGCTTAACCTGCATCTTAGCTCTAGCCTCAAGCTCTATCTTCTGTGCTGCTGTCTGTGCTGCCATCTGTTGAGATTGTAATTGTGTTTGAGCAGTTATTGCTTGCTGCTCCATAGCCATCTGCTGTTCTCTGTCTTGCTTAGCAACCCTCTTTACTTTTAAAAGTTGATTGGCAAGCTTTATATTCTTTATCTCCCTAATGTCAATAGCATCCTCAAGATTTATATCTCCCTTAGATAATGCCATCTGTATGTTCTGCTCTAGCTGTGCTTTTTCTTCTTCATCTGGAGAAACCTCTATGAAAATTCCGAAGTCATATATATACAAATCAGATATTTGATTTAATATACTTACGTTATACTTACCAATTTTGTTCGCAAAGTCTTCTTTAAAATCAGCATATTCTAATATGTCAGCAATTCTACAAGATACAGCTTCTGCCAATGTGCGATACACATAAAGACTTGCATCTAATATATGCCTAGTTGCTGTATTTGAGTTTAGTGCAGCTAACTTCTGAACGCCCACTAACGCATTAGGATCAGGAGTAGAACCATCTCTCGCCTCGTTAAGTCCA